ACAAATATGTATAAATATTGATATTCATAACCTACTTTAAGTAGATCGATTTTTCCTTGCAAAATAAAGCCCGATTCTTGCACCATCACTATGATTGATTTATGTGGCTCCATATAAAACAGATGCTTGTTCTTGCGGATCTTTTCGCTATCTTTTTCTTTGAATTTTTCTGTAAATGTTGCGACATCTTTCTCTCTATCCAAGTCAAAATTTGCTACATATTCCATATTATCAAAGACAACTTTAGATTGCGTAATGCGTTCTTTTGCGTATCTTTGTGGGGATACTAAAAATAGTGGGTTGGCTGGTGGAAGAATGGGGTCGAACGTCTCTCTATCTACCAAATGCACGACCAAGAAACCTCCAGGCATGAGCCATTTCATCGTATTATCAAAGAACTTGGTCTTATCCTTGAAATAATATATGCTAAAGTATAAACAAAGAATATGTGTAAATGAACCAGGCATAAACAAAGATGGATCCATTACACTTCCTTGAACAAATTTATAGTCGGGATAATTTTCTTCTGCCTTTTTTACCATGGCATCAGAAGAATCAACGCCTGTGGCTTTTATACCTTGTGATTCTAATAATGCAACATGATGACCCGTTCCGCTGCCAATATCCAACACAATACTTTCGCTTGTTGGTTTAGTAGCATTCAATATTTCACCAATTTCATAATTATCCTTGAGTTGGTTATAAACAAGTTGATCATATATATTTGCATAAAAATCGTCATATATAGCAGGGCCTTCTTTCAATGTAAATGTAGAGCTCTGTTCAAATCCTTCTTGTGTCGTATAAGTATTTTTACGTGACATCATGTTGAATGAATTTACCACAATCAACAATACCAACACAACTATTAATATAATAGTCCATCCAGATAAATCATGAAAGATGGATGTTATAGAATAATCAGCCATTTATATATGTTATAGTCATATTTTTTTTGTATGAATTATATTTAATGAATGCCGATTCTGAAATAAATGATATACGTGAGCAAAAAGATTTTAAAGGTATTGCATTTTCAGGATTTAAAAAGTCAGAAGTACGAAAAGAATTACTAAATAGTTTATCTAATTCAAAGGTGGAACCTTCTTGTTATTGGAGTGCTGAATTAATATGTGCTGGACACTTCGCAGACTTATGGGAAATCATATTCTTTTTTTATAGCAAACATGTTCATCTAGGGAACCCAAAATTGGCAATCTACTTGGAAATGCGAATTAAAAGTTTCAAAGAAATCATTTCAGGAGGTTATAATGGAAAGGAGTTGAATATGCGAAACAATGAAAAAGTAAGAAAATTGATGTGCGAGGTGATTTGTATATTATGCGAAGTAGAGAGAAAACACTCGTTTGAAGAAATAAGAATTAATCAAGAAGATTTTGATATGACGCATCTAACGGACAAATTAAAAGCGCCAAATGTCTTGTACGCACAAACGATTTTTCAACCAGAGGACCCAAAGGAATTATTCATTGCCGTAAATGAATTAGCCTACAATTTGTCTAAAGAGGGGCGAAATACGATTCATGCGTGTTATTGGATGGAGTGGATTATGGAGTTTAAAAATATCTGTAAAAGCAAACGTGAAAAATGCATTTGTGAACGTAGAAGCTGGGCTCCAGTAGATAGCAAAGACCAGCTAGACATAGTTTGGCTCGTTTGGGATATTTTTATAAAAGAATCGGAAAACCGAAAAAACACGCTGATTAAAAAAATAATATACAGCTTACTCACATTATTCACACTGAAATATTCAATATCTACGTATAACAAGCGGAAGTTTATCATGTATTTTATTATTTCGTTGTTGGTTGAAAATCCGAAAATGAATAATGAGTTGATTAAAGAAGCCACAAAAGAAAAGGTTGCACTTGTGGTGAAGAAAATTCATTTGGTTTATAAACAAGTGAAAAAGAATGAACATCGTCCCGCGACGGACTATTTGTTTCATAATGTAAAACATTCTAATTTAGAAAAAACAATTGAAAAACTGGATAAAATGAACGACTTTGGAGAGACGTTTATTCCGCGTATTTGAAATATAATATCAACCAAATTAGTGTATAAGTATAGTAATACAAAAAAAATATTCTCGTGTTATATTATAATAATATGGATGAATCGATGTTGCAATTGAAAACTATAATAAATAGTTCCAATAAAGCACCAACGATAGTGAATTCAAATAGTAAATTTGTAGTTGTTACATATTGGTGGGGAAGAGGTAATTTAAATAATAATACTGCACGACCTTGTATATATTTTTATGAAAGATTTGCAGACAGAATTATCAAATATGTTATCAAATTCTTTATAGCATTGTTTACTCAACAGAAACAAATCACTATCCAAAGTTCTGAACAAGTTCTTGCAAATTTTATAAACCATATTAAAAAAATAAATACCTTCAATAACCTTATAAAAAACATTACACGCGAATATTATAATGCCCTTTATAACGATATTGAATTGTTTGATAATAAAGACCCCGAAGACCGATTCAACAAGGCTTTTGACATAATTGAGTCATTGAAGGAAACCGGTCAAGCTCCTCAAGAGTTTAACTTTCTTTCTCCGAAACTAATGGAATCTTTTTTTAAAGAGATATCTATTAAAATTGTGGAAATGAATAAATCAAATATCTTTGATATTTTTACTAATATTCAGTCAGTAAAAGCTGATAAAAAATTATATTTAAATAGTAGGGGTGAACTAGACGAAGCTGAAATACAAAATATCTTAACTCGTCTAAATAATGCTATTGGTAAGAAAAGAAATATACAAAATGACATTAAAACATCATTGAAAACAAAACAAAAAATGATTGTTGTTGATAATGTTTCGTATGATAATGCAAATATATATGATGTATTAAATATTAAACTTCGGTATCGTAGTCCAGTCATGTTTGAGACCATGCTTGATAATTGGGAAAAGACATGTGCAAAATATAATTGCAATTATTTGTCAATTGAGTATTCAGAATTTACAAAACCTGGTGGATATCAACTAGCTATTAATGCAAAACCAATGTTTATTAAAAAGGCGCTTACGTTGTGTGAAGGCCGTTCAATTTTATATATTGATGGTGATATGTTTATACATAAGTATCCAATTATATTTGATATAGATAATGTTGATTTTATGGGGCGTGGATGGTGGATGGACCCTAGGGCGAGTGAAGAAGTGATAAATAATGATATAATATATGACCCTTATGTATTTGAAACGTCTGGCGGAATAATGTATTTTTCCCAAACTCATGAAGCTGGAAGGTTAATTGATTCGTGGATAGAAGAATCCAACAAAAGCAGAAATACTGGGAAAGCAGATGATCGTATTTTATCGCTAATATTCAACACAAAGAAATACTTATTAAACGTAAATATAATTCAATTACCCATTGAGTACTTATGGTTGACAATTAGGTATGATCCATATTTATTAGATTATCTATATGACGGAGACAGATCTGAAATGGAAAGCACTATTATTGTAGACCATCCTGAATGTCTAACTAGCGAAGAAACCGCAACTGGTGCAGGAGCATCTAGCGACCGAACGCCAAAGTTCTATGACTTTCTTTCAAACGAAACAGAAATTTCTATGGTGTCTGAAGAAGTTTTTGAATATCTAATGTTTCCCAACAAAGAAATGACATCTGCTTTTGCTTGGTATTATAATTACATGTCAAAAGCAAAATATATGGACGACGGCAATTCATCTTTAATAGAAAAGGGGTTTGTTGACCCCGATGATCCAGATAACAATGTACACCTATTATATATTACCAAATATGACAACAAGTTTGGAAAACGCAATGATATCTCGGATAAAAACTTTCAAATAGTGCAAGATGAGCTAGATGCAAATTATATAAATAAAAATTTCAATATGGTACCTTCACCTGCTGGAGTTATAGAAGTATGCCAAAATAAAATACCTAGTGAAGAGTATGAGATACCAATGATAATGTCGTTTCTTGAAAAAGGATTTAATGTTTTGTATAAACCAAGCAACTGCTCGCCAGAATGTTACTCAAATATAGTTGAGAATTATGATAAACGACTAGAATTTATCTTTTTCCCTGACATGAATAAAATGACGCATAATTTAAAACCTATCATTGACTTTAGCCAGCCAATGTTATTCCGCGCTTTACCTGAAAGCAGCAAAATGTTTATTAATATTTTATCTATATTTAGTTCATTTAATGATTTGTCTAAATATTTAAATTATGGGAGTTATCATATTATATCTCGTATTCGTATTGGATATGTCTTCAAAGATAAATTAAAAGCTGATGCAATCGCTAATACTTGTGGGGATAAAGTTGGAGGCAGAGGCAGAGGCAGAGGCAGAGGCGGAGGAGATACAAATAATTTAATGCCATATCAATCCAAATTTATTCAAGAATACACAGATGGTCTTAATTACATGTATGGTGGATTACGAAAACAAAAAAGAGTCAATAAAAGAAGGGCGTCATATTCAAAAACTACGAAAAAACAAGTAAGTCGACGTAAAAGAAAAACCACCCGTAGAAGAATAGTCCGCAAAAAGAAATATAGCAAAAAACAAAACAAGCGAAATCAACAAACCAACCGCAGAGCAAAATACTAATCAACCTGCACAACATTTTTTATACAAATCCATTCACAAATAACTAATTCTACTAGCAACATTATTCAAACTCAGGATTCCATTTTTGAATACCCTCGCAAACTTCCATCAAATATTCATTCGTAATATTATCGTTAAATACTGCGTGACCATAATCAATAATCCATAGTTTTTCATTTTCGTCGAGTATAAAATTATACCCAGTAACGTCGGGATATTCTATATCGCCTGTTGTCAGTAACCGAATAATATTTTCAATTTCTTCAATTATACTTTTAGGCACTTCTGACAACATCGTTCCATATAAATCTGCAATATTCATTCCTTTTATTTTTTGCATGACCATTGTTTTTGTTTTTTTATCGTAACTTACAACTCTCGGTGTATTTATAATGTGCAAGTTATACACATATTTGTGAATTTTATACTCATTGTACTCCACGTTTTTCTTAACAAAGTATTTGTCTAAATTTTTAAGCGAACTCATTTTTACCATTTATGATAATATAATGTATGTGATTACTATATACAAGTATATAGTAAATCCATTTCATTTTTTTTAGTGATTGCACAACAATAAACTCAAATGTTTACACCTTTTTACACCCTTGAAGATTTAAAATTGCACCATATTTGACTGATTTTAAATATTCAGTGGTGTAAAACACCGATTTATTATTTATATACACCTTTGCACATTTAAAACGCCGATTTTCTTAAATGTTTTTTATTTTATTTCCTGAATATAATAAAAAATTGATTTACTTTTTTATTATATAATATTACATAACTTATATGAACTTTATC